TCCTTCTTGAGAGATATGTTAAAATCCCCTTGTTATTTTTCATTTTGGGGCTTTTAACGCCTTTTGTGGCTTTTTTTATAGCGTTACGGCAATGCGGTGGTATAAATCCTTTATCGGCATGGGGTTCTCTGGTGCGAGTTCCTCCTCCCAAACATGAAGGAAAAAAAAGCAAAGCCAGCTGGTGTCGGAGCGCGAGGTCGTCGACCGGGTTCTGGAAGGAAGACTTCTAAATGGCCGATTTACAAAACCCTGGCCGAGTGTTCTCGTGAGACAGGAATTTCATCCGCACATCTGCAGGAGATGAGGCGACTCGGGTGCCCCGCCATTTCCGGCAAGATCGTTCACCTCGGAAAGCTGATGCCGTGGCTGGCGGCAAAGAAGCTTTCGACCATCGACGCAGAATCGGGAGAGGAAAACCTGTCGCACCGGGCGGCGTTGGATAAGTGGAGAGCGGCACGGGAGAAGATTCGTTTGGACAAGGACATGGAATCGGTGATCCCAAAGGCCGAGGTCAGGGAGGGGCTTCAGGCCGTGATGGGAATTTTGTTTTCGTTTTTGGAAAGGGTGTTTTGCAATGAGCTGCCTCCGGTTCTGAAGGGATTGGATGAACGCTCGATGAGCCTTCGTTGCAAGAAGGAGACGGAAGATCTGAAGGGTCAGCTACGGAACAAGTTCTCAGAGTTCGCTGGTAAGGTTAACGGAGACCAAGAAGACCTTGGTGATTTGAATGATGAAGAAAGTGAGACATCAGAAGATGAGTCCCAGCGAGATTAAAAAAACAAGCGTCGATGAAATTAACAGCCATTGCCGGGATGTTATTTTGGAAGTGTCGAAGCTGAGTCCTGAAATTCGGGTGCAGGTTTTTACGTGCATGATCAATCAGATTGCAACCTGCCTGGAAAAGCGATCTGCCGATCTGTTGGTTGAGACGAAGTTCTTTCGTGAGCAGCTGCTTGGCGGCGTTTACCAAAAGCCGTATAACAATCCCGAATGATAGACGATCTTTCAACCTGGGTCGCGGCAGCGGCGAGAGATTCCGTTCCCCCCGATGCGGCGAAGTCTGTCATCGAGTGGGCTCAGAAGAACGTACGTCTCCCGGGTTCTGCCAGGTCAGAGAAATACGATGCGAGCATCACGCCGTGGACCAATGAACCTCTGGAGATGGCATGTTCCGGAGAGGCGAAGGTCATCACTTTTATTAAGCCCGTCCAGGGCGGCGGGTCGGTTGCGGGGGAGGTGGCGATCTGCTACTGGTTGGCCACAGAATCTGGTGGTGACGTTCAGTACAACTGGAACGATGACGGGAAAGCCAAGGACCGGTGGGACAAGAGGTTTGAGAGAATCTTGAGGGCATGTCCGGCGGTGATGGTCCGGGCACCGAAGGACGACAAGATTGCGGGGAAGATGAAGAAATGCCTGTGGCTCTTTCCTCATTGCAATTTAACTGTCCAGGGAGTCTTTCAGCCAAACAACCTGACGAGCGATTCGATCCGGTTTCAGGTAAACGAGGAGCTTCATTCATGGGAATCAGGAAGGTTGGCGCAGGCTTACGGTCGAACGACAGCCGTCTGGAACTATGTGATTTTTAACATCTCGAACGGCGGGAACAACAACGACCAGCTTCACGTTGCGATGATGGAAGGAACGAACCAGCAATGGGAGGTTCCGTGTTCCGGATGCGGAAAATTCCATGTCATGAGAACGAAATGGGATGAGAACCACCCGGAGCTCGGAGGGTTGAGATATAATTCGGACAAGTGCAAATACGATGACGGAAGCTACAACTACAAGAGGTTGGAGCGAACGATCCGGTATCAGTTCCCGTGTGGCCATCAAATTTCTGACGATCGGTTTGAGCGCAGGAAGATGAGTCTGGGTGGCCGATACGGGAAACCGCGGAACAGGGGGGCGAAGCTCGAGAACCGGAGTTATTCGCTTGAGGCCGTGTCGGTCGATTACATCCCGTGGATCAAACTCATTCAAGAGAAGCACACGGCTCTGAAGGCTTTGAGGCTTGGGGATCCGGAGCCGTACATGCGATACATTAAAGATCGTGAGTGTGGGTTCTGGGATGATGATGACAGACCGGTCCTGGGAACGATTGTTCTGAATGAAGAGCTGAAGAAGGCCCGGGAAGGTTTGCCTGACAGGATCGCAAGATTGGCGGCGTTGGATCGTCAGATGGGTAATAAAAACAAGGGAGAGCTTCCGCATTGGTGGGTTGTGATTCGGGACGTTCGGGCGAATGGCGACTCGAGGCTCGTTTGGGAGGGGAAATGTTTAACCGACGAGGACGCGGCAGACACGACGGTGCGACACGATGTGCCTCCGGTGGCGGTTGTGTGCGATTCCGGAGATGACACGACGCACGTTTACAACTTCTGTTTGAAGCATGGTTTCAACGCAATCAAGGGATCCGGAGAGGCATCCTTTGCGTCTGACGGGGGTGTCCGGAGGATTTTCTCGAGCGCGAAGCCGCTGTATTTGATGGCGAACCTCCCGACACCGACGAGGGATAACCCCCATGAGGAGCCGATGTTCTGGTTTTATTCAAAGCAGGGCATCCGAGAGAGGTTGCACTACATCCGAGCATCGAATCTTTTGAAATGGGAGGTTCCGGGGGATGTTTCGGACGATTACAAGGCGCACATGGAATCTGAGGAACTGCAGGAGCGGAAGATGCCGCGTTCAAACGAAATCATCAGGGAATTTGTCCAGGTGAAACGTAGGAATGACTTATATGTCTGCGAATGCTATATAGCAATGCTGATGGATATTTTGGGTCTCGTCGGAGCACAGGCGGTAGAAAACACTAAGCGTAAAAAAAGGTGAAACATGAGTCTTAAAACGAAGGTTGGGGTGATCGGTCAGGGGTTTGTTGGGAAAACATATGCAGATTTTCTTGAAAAGAAGGAAGGGGTAGAGGTCATCCGATACTCTCTTGATGATCAGTTCATTCACAACAAGGAAGACATTAAAGATTGTGAAATTGTGCTGGTCGCGGTGCCGACCCCGACCCACAGAGCGTTCGGACAGGATCTTTCTGCGCTCAACGGGGCAATGGGAATCATCGGTCCTGGTGCGATCGTGATAATCAAATCAACGGTGCTCCCGGGGACAACCAGGACATTATCAGAGGTGCATCCGGATAAAGTTGTCCTGTTTTCTCCTGAATTCCTGAGTGAGAAAACAGCAAAGACTGACGTTGAACATCCTTTTTTAGTCATCATAGGAACCCCGTATTCTGATGACCTGAGCCTTGAGGCGGCACTTAAATTTAACAGCCTGCTTGGATATGCTGATGCAAAACCGAAAGTCTGCACATCTGATGAAGCGGAGCTTTTTAAGTATATTCACAACGTCAGCGGATACATCAACATCGTGATGTATAACATGTTTTCTGAGGTCGTTGATTGCCCGGGTTTTAAAGGGAACTGGGATTCGGTGAAGGAGTTAATTAAATCTGACCGCTGGCTTGCGCGTGAATATTCAGATGTTAACCACAATGGTCACGGAGCCGGGGGAAGGTGTTTTATTAAAGACTTCGCGGCATTCCGGAGGTATGCAGACACCTGTGGATACGGACAGGGGTTGGATCTGAACAGCAGAAACCTACTTCATTCTATACAGATGAAGAACCACGCTCTCTTGAAAGCCTCACACAAAGACATTGAAATATTAAATGAGGTGGTTGGGCGATAAATGTTAACTGTTGCACAACAGATGACTCAGGTATAATGTCCTGAGTCATGGTGAGCACGAGATTCAAGAGGTTGTTTGTAAGAAATCTGTTGGAGACTGCTGTAGATACGTCGACGACCATTCTCGCTTTACTTAAATCTCTTACAAAGGCTCGGATAACTGAGGTTCAAAAGGGAAAGATCGTAATATCAACAAGCGGCAACGGTCACAGGACAGACTTCAGTTTTCCAGATGGGTTCTCTCCATCGGACACGATTGACCTTCTGAGTGAGCTAAGGGACAGGTATGAGGAAGCCTCTGCTGCCCTGATAGCAGCCGGGACAGCTGTTCCGACGGATACTCAGCTTCATAATGAAATGCTTGATCATCTGAACCGTCAGGTGCAGGTGTGGAATGATTTCTCTGGATTAAGAGAAACCCCAACAGAGCAGACATGAAATTAAAAGACAGATTGAAATTGGCAATGGCTGCGTTTCTGCCGAACTCGTTTTTCGATCGATACGAAGCTGGGCAGAGGTATTCAACGCGCAGATCTCGCCTGAACGGGTATGTTCAGGATGCGAGGTTTGATGCTGATTCGGCAACGAGGATCGAGATTCTTAGGAAAAGCCGTTATTTCGAGAGGAACAACGGCATTGTGAATCGTCTTGCTGATTTGTTTGAGCAATACACTTCCGGGCCTACCGGCCTTGCGTTCGTTCCTTCGTCCTCGGACGAGGAATGGAACATTAAAGCGAAAGATTACTGGGATTCGTGGACTCCCAGAGCGGATCTGACCAGCAAAGCGTCGTTGGCAACGATGATGAGCCTTTGTTCAAGGTCTTGGATGATCGATGGGGAGATTTTCATCAACAAGACATCAGGAAAGAAGCGTGCAGGGCAGCGCAGTTATCCGAGAATTCAGTTAATTGAATCGCACCGAGTTGAAACGCCACCGGATCTCGCTGGAGAGAGGAATGTGATCGATGGTGTGGAGGTGGATGAGCGTGGGAGACCTGTCGCATACTGGGTGCGCGATGAATCGTTAGATGCGTCTGCTTTCGGTGCCGACAAATACAACCGGCTGAAAGCGGATGACATCGTGCATCTGTTTGAACCGAGCAGGCCAGGAATGGTTCGAGGTCTTCCGATGCTTTATCCGGTTTTGAACGACCTTCATGATTTGGATGATCTGCAGCTTCTTGAGATGGACGCATCAAAGGATGCGGCGTCGATCACGAACGTCATTAAAACAAAGACTGGAGAGATTGATCTTTCGGACCTTAGAAGGTTCAGAATGTCTGTTTCCGGCACCGACGGAACGTCCGGTGGATCTTCGCAAGACAGGACGAGCTATTATGATGAAATGTTCCAAGGGAAAGCGAAGGTTCTTCAGCACGGCGATGAATTCGATCAATTTAAAAGCGAACGCCCGAGTGTTGCGGTTCGGGACTACTGGGATTATTTAACATCAAAGATTTGCGCTGGAGTCGGTATATCGAAGCTTTTGGTTCTCCCCTGGTCAATGCAGGGAACGGTTGCGAGAAGTGATCTCGATGTCGCTTCCGCGTTCTTCCGGAGCCGCTCGGCTGTGTTGGCCACTGCATTTTCGGATGTATACGAATACGTGATGAAGTGGGGGACGAGCAATGTTCTGGAGATATCGGACCCCCCTGTAGACTGGTATAAGGTGACGGTCAGACCTCCGAGGAGCGTTAATGTTGATGTCGGAAGAAACGCCAAGGCGTTGATTTCTGAATATTCTGCCGGGTGGAGGACGCTCGAAGAAATCTGCGGGGAACTCGGATCTGATTGGCGGGATGTCCTTAGAAAGCGTGCTGTTGAGAGACGGTATGCAAGGAGTCTCGAGTCAGAATTTGATCTTGAAGAGGGTGAGCTCATTGAAGCGGCCATGGAAGCAATCCAGAAGAGTGAGAAAATGGAACCCGCACAAGTAACTGTAGAGGAAACTTAAAATGAATAGAAACCGAAAACGGAAAGCAAGATTTCGCAACCGGCTTGAATCGTGTTTTAACACAATTCAAACGAAGTTGCCAAAGTGGATCACAATTAAAAACGAAGCTGCCCAACCGGCTGCTGAGATTCTTATTTACGATTCGATCGGAACATCGTTTTGGGATGAGGGAATTGGCGCGAAGCAGGTTGCGGAGGAGCTGAAGCTGATCCCGAAGAACAGGGAAATCACTGTAAGGATCAATTCTCCTGGTGGAAGCATCCACGAGGGGCTTGCTATTTACAACCTTCTGGCGACCCGCAGAGAGCACGTAAGTATTTACGTGGATGGTGTTGCGGCAAGCATCGCTGCTGTGATTGCGCTGTCGGGAAAGACCCTGACGATGCCCAAGAACACTCTGTTCATGATTCATGATCCGTGGGGTCATGCCCAGGGGAACGCAGAAGAGCTTCGTAAGATCGCTGACACTCTTGATAAGCACAAGGATGTGATTGTCAATGTGTTTGCAGACAAGACAAAACTCGATCGGTCTGTCATTGAAAACATGATGACCGAGGAGACTTGGCTGACAGCCGATGAAGCGATGGAAAATAAATTTGCAGATATTGTCAGCAATGCTGTATCATATAATGCAATATTCGAGTTTGCGGATGTGATTGAGAATGCACCGGATCACATCAAGAGCAAATTGAAGAGTCAATACGGTGTAAATAGTAGTCAAGAAACACCCGCTGCTAACAGTGGTCAACAAACAGAACAAAGGCTAGTTATGAATCGAGAACAAATTGTGGCCCTGCTTAATAAGCACGGGATTAAATTTGCAGAAACAGCAACCGACGAAGAGCTGATTAATCTTTTGAGTGGAGCCATGGCTCCGAGCTCTCCCGCACCGGCACCGGCCCCGCAGAAACGGGCCATCACACCCACACCCGCCGCCGCCGCGCCCGTCGCTGCCGCCGCACCTACTGCTGTTGCGGATCCGGATCCGGATCCGGCATTTGATGTCCGGAACGAGTTCAAGAACAGTGTTGGCGAAATCAATCGCCTGAAGCAGCAGTATGAGGTTGTGAACGCACACTTCGAGAAGGAGCGTCGGACACGGATCGAGAATCAGGTTGATGAGTGCATCTCTGAAGACCGGATCCCGCAGCCGCAACGTGAGAAGTGGGTTAATCGAGTTCTCGCCGACGAGGCCGTGCTCGAGGATCTGCGGAACATGGAACCCCGTCCTCCTGGTGGTCAGGCTGTGGGGATCACGATCACGGGAGATTCCCCGAAGGACATCGAGAAGGGGTTGCTGAACCTCCGCAAACCGCTTAAGAGCTGGATGCGTGGTAATGCTGTGTCGGCTGAGTTGATTGGTTTCAACGCCAAGATGCTGGCGACCCAGATTCATGCGAACCGGAAGAAACTTGATGTTCTGTTGAACACCAACACGGTTGATACGGACTTGAAGCGGAATGTGATCCTCGCGGATCAGATGCGTGCCTTCAAGCGGAAACTGGTTTACTTGAGTGTGTTCACGACCCAGTTCCGGAACATTCCTCTGGACGGCACCAACAAGGTGACGGTTCCGTATTTCGATCTGGACACGAGCAGCTCGAAGGACTATTTGCAGGCAACCGGCTATGTGTTTGATGAAAACACAGATGCGGGGTCTCGAACGGTCACGATCGACAAGCGGAAATACAAGTCCATGAACTTCAGTTCGGACGAATTCCGTCGTCAGCCGTATTTCGCTCCCAGCACCTCCCTGATGCTGAAAGCGGAACAGCTCGGTCTGGATGTGTGGCTCGACATCTTGAGCCTCGTGACGGTCGCGAACTACGGTGCGAGCGTTCTGGACATTGAACCTGGATCCTCTGATGCCGATGACATCATCGACATCCAGCAGGCGTGTGATGATGCGGATTGGCCGGATATGGGCCGCGCATTAGTTCTGAGCACTGCTCACAAATCTGCCCTCTTGAAGGACGATTCTGTGAAGCACGCTCTGAACATCGGTTCCACGGATCCGATTCGTGCCGGTGCTGTCGGGCCTCTGTTCGGGTTTGAGACGTTCTTCAGCCCTCGGATCCCCACCAACAGTGAATACCTGAACGGTTTCGCTGTGCTGCCTCCTGCGGCGTTGGTCGTCACATCCCCGATCGTTCCGGCTCCTGGCGTTCGCGCTCAGTTGCTGAGTTACGATGTGGTTGTCGATCCTGAAACCGGAATCGCATTCGAGTACCGTTACTGGGGTGATGCGACGGCTGATGAGGATCGCGAAGTGGTTGAGGTTAACTACGGCTACCTGGCCGGCAACGCCTCTGCGCTTAAACGGATCACGAACGGTGGTGAAACGCAGGAATCCAGCTCGAGCTCCTCACAGTCGTCTGCATCTTCTACGTCTGAGTCATCCAGTTCGTCCTCCAGCTCGAACTCGAGCTCGCAATCATCTCTGTCTTCTCAGGGTTAATCCCCTGAGGCTGAGTAGCCAATGCGCCCCCGTGAGAAATCATCGGGGGCGCATCAAAGAAAGGTTCAGACATGTTAAGATTCACAATTGCGAGAAGGCACGGACAGGCGGCTTACGAGCTTCTTTACGATCCTTCTACAACGGGAGAGGTTCAGCGGAGAGCGTACAACGATCTCAGGGGGGTCTCTGCTCATCGGGTGTGGGCCGAATACCATGTGTGTATTCCGCAGGACACGCAGAACTTCAGTCCTACCGGAGCAGATCCGGAGACATCCAGTTCATCGGAATCATCGAGCAGCAGTTCGTCTACTGAGGTGAATTCTGAAACATCAAGCTCTTCGAGCTCGTCCAATTCGTCGTCGAGCAGCTCGTCGTCGAGCAGCGGAAGTTCCGCGTCGTCTTCGTCGCAGTCGTCATCTTCGTCTTCGTCGCAGTCGTCATCTTCGTCTTCGACTGAAGTTTCGGAAACGTCGTCTTCGTCGTCTTCGTCTTCGACTGAAGTTTCGGAAACGTCGTCTTCGTCGTCGCAGTCGGTGTAAGTTGAAACAAAACAATGACCCGTCCGGAATAATAACCGGGCGGGTTTCTACCATAGGAAGCCAGCAATGCAGAAATTATTCACTTTAGGTAAACGGCAAGGTAGCTCGCAATGGGTCGTCGCTCTGTCTGACAAACAGCACGTAAGAGGACACCGAGCACTGGTCAAAAATTTAATCGTAAAAGACCGCTCCCAGGAATGGGATGAGCTGGTCATTTGCGAAATCGTCCGAAGGGTTTCGTGTAAAGGAGTTCCGAAGTTCAAGCGGGAGGCTCCGAAGAAAAAAGAGACCAAAACCAACAATGCACCGAAGATCACAAAAACAATCGCCAATCAGGCGCGTAGGATCTTCGATGCTTTTTCAGGACATAAAACTGCGGTTCCAATTAAGCCTGTTGCGGTTCCCGCAAAGGATACGGTGAAAGCTCCGGAAAAGAAAACCGATGAAGCTGTGGAGCCGAAGATTCAAAAGCCAAAGAGGGCATATGTTCGCAAAAAGATCGCAGTGAGTAACTGAAATGGCAAGCAGAGGTGCAGATGATCGTTTACTTGGGTTGACGGATCTTCATGATGAAGATTCCGAAACCCTCGTATATCGGTCACGCGGCTCTGCTGTGAGCGCGACGATCGTCGGTGTTGTGAGGAGGGGCGGAGACGCATCGAAGAACAGGAAAGAGCAGATCGACTTCACGACCAGGGATCAAACGGTGGTCGAGATCTTGAGATCGGCTGTTTCTGCCGTTCCGCAGGTTGGGGAATCTTTCACCGACGAAGACTCAAAAGTAATGCGGATTTCTGTCGTGACGACCACGGACAACACGTATGTTTGCGAGATTCAAAGGGTTGGAGCATGAGCAGACCTGGAGCAGAGCATAACATCGGTGATCTAAATGATGCGCTGCATCTTTATCAGCAGTATTCGCGTCTCTCGATAGATGACATCCTTAAAAAGCAGGGAGCGAAGCTCGGTTGGGCGATCAGGCAAAGTCTTGCGAAAACAAAAAAGCCGTCGAAGGGAATCATACGTCAAATCGTCATCGACAGGCTCAGATCCGGCAAATTCATCAAGATACGTCAGAGCGTTATCGATAGAGTAGAGAAAAGACGCGGCGGGGTTGCTGGAAAGACCGGAAAAGGAACATCCGGAAGAACAAGGTCTTTCACTCTGACGAAGCAGCAGGAATTGGTTGAGCGAGAAATTCGTGTTCGTGAAAGTGGCCGAGGTGTAATGTCCGTGTCATCGCGATACAGCGGAAAGCTGAAAGGCGATAATGTTGCGGGGAGCAAGTATGGGATGGAACTATCTCATGCGGTTGTCAGAACTCAGAACACATACGGGATAGCCCAGTTCGTTTGGGCCGGTGTCAACAAGCAGGCAAAACCGATCGCCGAGGGGCTGACCCGGGAGCCCGGTAGGTCGGCAGTCCGAGATGCGATTGCGTTTACAACTGCTGACATTTTGCTGTATGTTAAACGGAAACAGATGGAAGTTATGAATCGAGCAGCCGCACGATTCGTTAAGAGGATGGGGATCCCGTAACATGGCCGGAACCACAACAACAACTCTTGCGGGGCTTCAGGAAGCCGTCAGGGCGACGCTCGCTGCCGCGACGGCGTTCTCTGCCATATCCGTAATCAAAGACCGTGGCGCATCCAAAGAATTGATCGGCAGTGCCTTGATGGATGTCGGTTTCTGTATTGTGGTCGACCCCCCGGTCATGGGGGATCTCAGGAACCAGACAGACTCTCAATTCATCATGGATGTGTCGATTCCCGTTACGTTGATGTTGAATCCGACTGTGAACGATGAATCGGGAGGGTCCGGTATCGTGATGGAGGATGCGATCATCGCCGTCACGCAGGCGATGCTGAACAGGGCGAGGCACCGTGGAGGTGAAAGGTTTCAGGCTGCGGAGGTTTTGTTTCACATGACCGATTTCGATGAGGGTCTCTGGTCGTACCTGATGATGTTCTCAAAGGAAATCTTGTTTTAAAAAAAAGGAAACTATCAATGAATCGTAAAGGTGTTAGAATTAGGTTGCTGCGAAACCATTATATCAATGGTGAAAAGAAAATGCGTGGCACCATAGTTCTTTTGGGCAAATGGGCAGCTCGGCAGGTAGTTGAGCTTGGAGTTGGTAACATTGTTGGGAAACAAAAGAAAAAGTAGTCAAACCAAGGATAGAATATGAACTTAGGACACGTAGAAGCGCACGAAAAGCTCACAGCCCGTCTGTTTTATAAGCCGACTGGACAAGCTGGTTACACCGATGCCGGGAACGTCAAGGAATACGCAGATGCGACGACAAGAAGTCTTGTGACGCACATGCGTGCTGAAGACGGTTTCAGGGTCGTGAACGATGAACAGGTGAACGAGGAGCATCCTGCGTTCACATTTCTCCTGACAGAGAGAGATGTTCCTCAAGAAAAGCTCATCAGTCTCGCCCGTCGAGAGACCGATGTGACGCAATCTTTCAACGAAGGTGTTACGGCGACGCTCGAGGCCGTTGCGGTAAGTCAATGGTTTGCCATCGGCGCATACAACATCGAAAATGTTGCCGTGACGGCAAGTGAAAGCGGAGCCCTCGTTGAGGGGACCGATTATCAGATCGACAAAGAGAATGGTCGACTGTTCGTCGAGCCTTCAGCTGGAGTCAGCGATGGAGAGGATCTGACGGTCACGTTTGACCAGGGGGCCGTGACGTTTGAGCGTTACACATCCCAGAAAACGCCACTGTTTCAGGGGAACTTCATCATTGAAGAGCACAATCAGTATTCGCAGGTTTTCCTTCGTCGACTGACCTTCACCGGAACGATCAATGTCATTGAGTTCCCGTCTCAGACTGGAGAATTCGCCACATGCCGCGTCAAGGTGACGCCGAACTCCGTTGTGACAATTGACAAGCGTCCGGCAGCGTCTACCCTTAGCGCACCTACGTATACTGCAGAGGGTGCCGCAATGAGCAGCTCCAGTTCCTCGAATAGCTCATCCAGTTCAGAGAGCAGCAGCAGCAGCAGCAGCTCGTAGAGCAACAACTAACAGTTAAAACAATATGTCAAAACAGCCAGCAGACATCCATAATCCGTCAGTCACAATCCAGATCTCGAGCCGTTCGGTAACGGTCAAAGAGTTGACCTGGAAACAACACTTTCGGGCAATCCGCGAGCTCACTGATACGATCATGGGGCTCGTGGATACGTCCGGAGGTGGAAAACCTGCGGGGGGTATCTCAATCTCTTTTGACCGTCAAAAGCTCATCGATGCTTTGGCGAGTCAAGAGGAGTTCATGAATTGGATTCTCACAGCGGCAACGGATCTGAAACCTGAAGAGGCAGATGTTCTGAACGCATCGGACTTCCTTAAGATCATCAGCACAATTGTTGATATGAATTTGGGGGAGGAGGTCATTGGGACCGTAAAAAAGCTCGGAGCCAAAATGTCAGCCGTATTTGGGTTGACAGCCAACTAGCAAAAGCAACCGATTATCTCGTCAGAGAAGGTTACGCCTTCTCGGATATCGGATCCCTCACAGTGAGGCAATTCAGACTATACATGAACACGGTTTCCGAAAGGATCCGTGAAGAGAACGCCAGAATTAAATCTAATAGATAATGGCATCTCAGACAGTAACGATCACGTTAAACGCCTTGGCCCAAAACCAAGGCTTTAACAGTTTTAAGTCCGGGCTGAACGGTGTAAAGACCGCAGCGATGGACGTTGACGATGTACTAAAGCGCACAGCACTCAGTGTTGGTGCGCTTGTTTCGTCTGCGGTTGGTATCGGGGCAATGGTCTCTGGCTTCAAAAGCCTTATTGCAACAGGTATCAGGTTCAACGCAACGGTTGAAAGTGCTAGGTTGGGAATCGCAGCAGCGGTCAAGACGTTCAACCCGAAAGAGGTTAAAGATTTTGCCACAGCTCTAAATATTGCCGACACGGCGGTAGAGAAATTAAAGAAATCTTCTCTAGAGACGGCAGCGAATTTCAGCGAGCTCGTAACAGGCTTGCAGTCAGTTAGTGGTCTCGCGACATCAGCAGGCATTGCTCTTACGGACCAGGTTGACCTCATTGTAATGATGAGTCAGTCGGTCGCGGCAGCAGGTCTTAATCGGGATCAGTTGGTTCAGGAGACAAGAGCTCTCCTGTCAGGAAACATCACCGTCCGATCGGCAACGGTTGCGACGATGTTGGAAATCAGTGACAAGGAAATGGCAGCTGCCCGAAGGACCGGCACTGTCATGGATTTGCTGCGCGGTAAAATGAAGGATTTTATCGCTGCCGGTAAGATCGGTATGACGAATTACACCCAGGCATTGTCAAATTTGTCTGAGGTGTTTGAGCAAAGAATTGGGGCAGCGATGCTTCCAATGTTCAATGCATTAAAAGCAACCTTCCTATCATTTACAAAGGAATTGTTTAAAGCAGATCTGGCTTCTGCGTTTACTGGTATATCAGGAGCTTTGGTGTTGGTTATTCAGTCATTATCATATCTCGGCATTTCTGGGATAAAGCACATAAAAGGTCTGACGGCAGCTGTTGAGGTTTTATCTGCTGCGTTTGCTCTACTGGGCATCAGGATAGCAGCTTCGCTCTCGTTGATGGGAGTAAGGTTTCTTCTCCCGATAATCGGTGGATTCCTGTCGTTGAGCATTACGATCGGACAGGTCTCGACAGCGTTTGGGTTTGCATCTGGATTAGGTGCTGTTTTGAAGTCCCTGTCTGCCGTTTCCCTTGTATTGTTCGCAGGATTTGCCGGGTGGAAAGCTGGTCGGCTAATCGGTGAAATACAAATCCTTGGTGCCAGCATAAACGACATCTTGCGGGTGAACATCCTCCTGGCAATGAAAGCCTGGGAAGAGTTCAAGCTTTCGATCGGTGGAGGGTCTTTGGATCAGCTTGCTGTGATTCAGAAATCCATAAAGGATTCATTTTCCAAGCAATCTGAGAATTCTGGGAAGAAGATTCCGAAATTATCAGGTACAGGATTAAGTAAATCAGACTCAAAAGCGTTGCTTGAAGCGAGAAGGGCCGAGCTTGAACTTGATTTGAAGTTTGCTGATTTGGATGAGAAGCGTCTCAGATCAGAGGGGTTGCTTATTGTCATCAGGGGGCAGGGCTGGGAACTGACAGCCAGGACCGTAAGAGGCATAATTCAGGAGAGGGATGCGATCTTAAGGGTGCTCGATGCAAAGAAAGCCCTGATTGAGCAAAAGGTAAAAGACAGGCAGGATGCAAAGAAGGATGGAGTTCTTGGTGAAGCTGAAGCAAGGAAGCTTGAGATTGAAGATGAGCAAGAGCTTCTGTCGCTACGGATAGAGCGTCTGAATTTGCACAAAGAAGTCGCCAAGGCGACCCTTGAGACGACTGAGAGGCTCCTGAAGGCCCGTGAAGCCGTCGCGGACGAAACCTTCATGGGAAGGCTCACGACACAGATCAAGACCTTCGGAGAAGAGTTTGAGCATGTCGGGGCCAGGGTCGCGGATGTTTTGGTTGATGGTGTCAGGAGCGCGATTGATGCCGTCGCCTACGGTCTGTGGGCCGTCATCGACGGGACCAGGACATGGGGAGATGTGTTTCTCCAGGTTGGACGACAGATCATCTCGCAACTGATCGCTATCGCGATTCAAGAGCTGATAGTCGACAGGATCAAAAAGGCAGTCATGACAGCCTGGTCAGCATTTCAGTCGACCATGCGAGCAAAGGATGTCGTTGAGGCGAACGCGACGGAGATCGCGAAAACTCCTGCGCTTGCCACAAACGCAACGCTCGCCTCCATTGGATCGTGGGGCATCGCGGTTGCGATCGGTGTAGCGGCCATTGCGGCCATCATGGCTTCGTTTGGTGCCTTTGAAGCCGGTGGTGTTGTGGCAGGTGGCAAGCAGGCGATTGTCGTCAACGAAAGCGGCCCTGAAGCGGTTTTGAATTCTAGAGCGACAGCAATGCTCGGTCACGACACGATCAACAAGCTTAATTCTGGTGTCATGGGTGCCATGTCCTTGGAATCCAGAATGGCTTCCGGTTTCGGTGGATCCTTCCAAGATTCCGGATCCGTTACCTCTGGGTCCGTTTCCGGATCCGGCCAGGATCTGAAGGTCAGCTTTGTTTTGGTTGATTCAAGAAACTCTCAGGCGGCACGGGATTTCATCACCTCATCTGAGGGAAGGGTTATTGTTGCGGAGGTTGTGAGAGACCAAAGAACTGAAGTAGGTGTTTCATGAGTGTCTATTCGGTTCTCTGGGATCCTCCTACCTATTACCCTAGTCTTGGGTGTGTTGATCAGGTTAATAGTTGGAGGTGGGAACCAGACAACGGATCCGGTGCCTCGAGGGCTGCTCGGTGGCCTAGCTCTGGCAATTTAGAAGAGAATCCGAACTCAATATTCGAGTCAGCGTTGATCGATTGGTGGGCCGAGAACCTGATCGATGACTTCATCGCTTACGAGGTTCCGCATTCTGGATATTCGCTTTATTGGGATTTGGGAGAAGCTTCGGACGGTTGGAATGTCCATGTCCTATACGACTTTGATTCCTATCAGTCCTACACCGGTGCCGGATGGGAGATGCACCTGGCCTATTGTCCGGATGACGGAGAGTTGACCAGCGAATCCAGCAGTAGCTCGAGTTCTACGGAGGTTTCTTTAACGTCTTCGAGCAGCAGTTCAAGTTCGACGGCTCTTTCTTACACCTCGACATCTCACAGCAGTCTCTCGACAGAAGCTTCCTATACTTCGTCAAGCTCATCAACTGAGGCGAGGGAATCTTCCAGTTCAAGTTCGACGGTTGTTTCCTTCACATCAAGCTCGAGCAGCATTGGTCTGGAGAGCAGCACATCAGTCAGCAGTCAAAGCTATTCGTCTGATTCGAGATCGAGCTCCTCGACAGAGGACTCCTATACGTCAGAATCAAGTTCCTATTCCTCGATGACCAGCTCATCGAGTTCTTCAGAGTTAATCGGATCGAGTTCGTCTCATTCCGGATTGTATTTTCTGAGGAGCACCTCTTCCCTGAGTTCTCTCGGGCTATCTGAATCCAGCTCTTCAAGCTCATCAACGGTAGAAGAAGAGGCTCTTCCGGTGATCGATGGTCATTACGTGCTTCCCCATCAGGCAAACTGGGCCTCGACACCTTCTGTTGAGCGTCAGTGGAGGTCTGGGGTCACGGCGGCTCTGACGGGCAAGGAGGATCGGACGAGCATCAGGGCTGCGGCATGGATAAAAATGAAGTATCAGGTGCTTCCTTATAACCATGACGAACGCGCCAGGTTCGATTACAGGATGAAAGCCGCAATGAAGGCCGGGAAGGTGGCGGTTCCGAGATGGGGGAAGGGTGTCAGCATTGCCTCGGCTGTTGTCGCGGGAGACACGGTCTTGACGCTGAACAGAACATCTCACGGTTTTTCAAACGGGCAATATGTGTTCGTTCAAAGTTCGACGCCGACCGAATACATGTTTTGGGACATTTGCCTGATCGTTTCTGTTGATCGGTCCGTCATAACAGTCGCGACACCTCTTGATCATGGATATCCGGAAGGAACGATGGTTTGGCCGATACTGTATGGAAGGCCGATACCGGAAGACTTCACGATCATGAATAAATCTCGCAATCAGTATTCGGTCAGTTTACAATACGATCAGCGTCAGGTGAATGCCTACGCATCAGAAGATTTCGAGTCCTACGACGACGGAGTGATTGTTTCTTCTCTGTCTGGTGGGATCGGATGGGAAGGGCCATGGGTAATAGGAGCCATGGCAGCTTGATATGAACCGTAAACCAGCAAATAAGCCAGCACATGAGACAGGAAATTCCACAAGCGGAACACAAAGACGGAAATGACGACCGAATTTCAAGGTGGGGTCGTTCGCGCCATGATGGATACCGTAAATTCAAACACGGATTCCAGCAACCCCCGCCATTGTTATTCACTCAAGATCATCATCCTTTGTGGTTAGGTGACATCTACCGTGGAAGATCTGCGTTTTTAATCGCAGGAGGACCATCTTTCTCGAAGATCGACAAAGACAAATTGAATCTCCCGGGTGTCATGACCATGGGAATCAACAATTCTGTCAGGACGTTTAGGCCGAGCATGTGGATAAGCGTTGACAGTCCGGATCACTGGATCCGTTCAACGTGGCTGGATCCAAGGATCCAGAAGTTCGTTCCGATAGACATGGCGTCTAAGTTTCTTTTCAACTCTGATACGTGGAAGTTCATGGAGCAACGTGTTGGAGATTGTCCGAACGTGGTTTATTTTAAGAGAAACGAACACTTCCGTGCAAAGCAGTTTCTGTGGGAGGATTGTTTCAATTGGGGGAATCACAAGGATCACGGAGGCGGCAGGTCTGTTATGCTGTTGGCTATCCGGATGCTTTACGTGCTTGGATTCAGGAAGGTTTATTTGTTGGGTGTGGATTTCAAAATGGATCGAAGACACAAATATCATTTCGATCAAGACAGGCACAAGGGGTCGATTCGTGGCAACATGTCAACATATGAGAAGCTCAACAAATGGTTGGCAGAGCTTCGGCCACTGTTTGAGGAGCAAGATTTCCACGTCTATAACTGTAACCAACAGAGCAACCTAAAGGCTTTCGACCATGTAAGCTTTGACGATGCGATGGATGACGTACATTCTCACATGGATTTCGTTGATGTTTCAAAAGAGAGAACCCAAGGTCTTTATGACATCAAGACAGAAGATAAAAAGAAAGGTGTCGGGAATGGTCAATAATTCTTCTGGTGTTCTATATTTTAACAGGGGGACTCAATGCATACCGAGGTTGCTTGTTTCTGCCAGGTCGTTGCGGAAGCATTACAAAGGAAATGCGTCTATCGTCTGTGAAGAGGAGTCTCTTCCGGAAGCGTGGTGTCTGAATCAGCTGGCAGAGCTTAAAATTGATGTCATCAAGGTTCCGATGGGTCACCAGAACATCTTGGTTGCAAAATCAAGGATCTGGAAGCACAGCCCCTACGGGCACACGATGTTCATCGATTCCGACACGCTGATCGTCGGATCGATCGATCAGTTCTTTGAAATGATTAAAGAACACGGCCTGGTCGTTACCAATTTCAACAATTGGGGGACAAGCCACGGAAGAATGTATCGAAGGATCATCCAGTGGGAACCGATCGCCAAAGACCTTGTCGAGAAAGCCGTGAAATACGGGAAAGCGATCAACACTGGTGTGTTCGGTTGGAAAGCAGGCAACCCAGCGATGATCGATTACCAGGAGCTGACGCTGCTGGGCTTTCAAGCGAAACCGAGGGTTCATCGAAAGATTTTGGACGAGACGGCGATGCAGCTTGTCATTACCAAGCACAAGCACACGTTGACCGGTCCGGAATGGAATGTTTCCGGTTTGTATGGCGAGAAGATGGAGCAGAAGATTCTTCATTTCCACGGGCACAAGCACTGCCGGGACAGCGAGACATGCGCCAAGTGGAAAGCAGGCTATCTGGATCTCATTGACTCAATCAAATCGATCCCAGGGGCACTGGAGGCTTTAGGGCAGGGTGGTCTGGACAGAACGATATCGCTCTGGCTGAAGACAACGAATCGCCGAAGGAGAGATCTGACGATCGTCACCGCTGTGAATCCCAAATACGTCGATCGAGCTCGGAAAAACTTCAAGAGATGGATGTCAACCCCTGGGCTTAAGGATCAAAGATTCTTGGTATTCGTCAACGGCTTTGAAGACATCAAAAGCAGAAGGTTTTTAAATCATCCGAACGTGAAGGTTGTCCGTTGGCAATACGGATTTGATGATGCGAACGACAGGGAGACGATGCTCGCGTCTTTCATTCTCGGTGTTGCGGCACAGGTTAGGACGAAATATTGGATGAAGCTCGATTTCGATGCGACACCGAAACGAAAGTGGTTTGAATTCCCAGCCTATGAGGGGAAGACGATCGTCAGTCACCGGTGGGGTTTCACGAAGTTAAAAGGGGAGGAGAACATAAAGAGACACTGGTTCCATCGTCTCGATGACCTGTTCTCTCCTAAAAAACCGTTCTTCAAGCGTGAATATGATCCCGTGAAAGACTTCAAGGTTCGGCACGGAGGCAGGAGCCAGGACAAGTTGCCGATGCGTTTCGGATCGTTTTGTCACATTGAAAAGACAGAGTTCACAAAAAGAATTGCAAATCACATTGAGGTCGATGGATCCGGAAGACTACCTATTCCGAGCCAAGACACAATTTCGTGGTATTGTTCTTCATTGTGGAACGAGGCAGTGGAACTTGTTAATATGAAAAAATGGTTCAAACCATAACACCATGAACTTAAAAGATAAGTTCAGAGCGTTACTCGGTGACAACGCGCATCAATCACCGGATACTATTAAAAGTCTTCTGTCTTCAGCAAACGTCTACGCGGCTTCTGTTGATGGAAAAATTCCGGCCCTGTCTGATGGGATTGTACAGACAAAACTCTATGGGATGAACCACGGTGGGTCTGCCATCGTCGCCATTGAAGCGGACGAGGCCGGTGCGCTCCATGTGGAGCCGATCGGGACCGGATCTTTCGGGGAGCTGATCACAGCGGGGTTGAATCCTCGGGTGCAGATCGATGCCATCCATGGGTTGCTTGATACGGATGTGGAGACGTTCAGCGCGACCGGTGGGGCCGTGGCTGCGACGAACAATATGTTCACCTGCACGACCGGGACGAATGTCGGTGGCTACGGGGTGATCCGGTCGAAGCGGTTGGCGCGGTATCGTGATGGGCAGGGCTTCAGGGCGAGGTTCACGGCGATGTTCTCGACCCCGGCTGCGAATTCGTTGCAGATGGCTGGTCTGTTGTCTGCTGATAACGGGCTCAACTTTGGAAACAACGGAGTTCCCTTCGGCATCATGCGACGCATCGCGGGGGCCGCTCAGATCGTGAGGTTGACGATCACCAATGGCACGACAGGGGCCGGGGACATTGCGGTGACGCTCAACGGTGTGGCTTTTGCGGTTGCGGCAGCTGGTGCTCTTTCGACAACCGCAACTGCGGAGCTGATCGCGGAGAGCGGGGTGTTCACCGGGTGGACACATGCAACTTCGCCGACGAGCGACGGTGCGACGGTGACTTTCATTCAGAGCACTCCTGCGGCGGCGGCGGGAGCCTACACGGTGGCCGACATCGGTGTGGTGGGGACCATTGCAACGCTACAGACCGGAGTGGCGAACGACGACACGACTGGGTTCGTGGCGCAGACAGCGTGGAACGTGGATGTGATGGACGGGAGCAACTCTGCCAGCAATCCTTCAGGCATCCTGCTCGATCCGACGAAGCTGAACGTCTATGAGATCGTCTATGCGTTCCTCGGGGCAGGTCATATCAACTGGAGGATCATGTCCAGTAGCGGACATTTCGTGTCTGTGCATCACACGATGTATCCGAACACGGCGATCATTCCGAATCAGGCGAATCCAACCTTCCGCATCGCCTGGACAGCGGCTTCGCTTGGGAGCGTAACCGCATTGACCGTGCAGGGAGCCAGCGGAGCTGTTTTCATCGAAGGGCTGTCGGTTGCATCTCGTGATCCCTATGGAGCCAAAGCCACGCTGACAACTGGCACGACGGAGTATGTGGCCTTGGCGTTGCGGGTGCGGGGTGAGCTTACGAGTAAGATCAGTTTGCGGGAGGTGTTTCCGATCACGGTGACTGCGGGGGTTGAGACATCCAACCGGGTGGTGAACATCTCCATCTACATCAATCCCACGATATCCGGTACGGTGAATTGGAGTTACGTGGATCAGGCGAGGTCCGTGGTGGAGAAGGCGACGCCAACCACCATAACGCCGACTGGTGGGAGGTTCGTGGCCGGGAGCATTGCGGCGACGGGTGCGGCTTCGTCCATTGATCTGTCGAAACTGGATCTGCGGTTGGAGCCTGGGGATGTGCTGGTGATCGCGGCGGCGACGGTGACGAATAGCACCAGCACGGCCTTCACGATAAACTGGCAGGAAATCTAATGCGACGGAAACCAAGAATCACAATAGCAATTCAATGTCACAACTTTCAAAGAAGGTTGTGTTGGATGCTTTCGAGTTTAGCGCAACAGGCTAGCAGTTATCTGTTGCGCGTTGACATTGCCCATGTTCGAGGTAACGGAACACCGAGTACGGAGAAGCTGCTGGCTGCGTTCTCTGATCGGTTGAGTCTGAAAAGCTCGACATGGGCAGACTTTGAGACGTTCACGAAGCGTGGAATGGTTAGGAACAGGCAGATAGCTGAATGCGAAACTGAATGGATATTATTCGGGGATGCGGACATGGTTTATCATCCGCATTATTTCCGACGGCTTTCGGTCGAGCTCGGCAGGAACCATCAGGACGCACCGTATTTCATCAGCTCTGGAAGGATGAGTAATCCGAAAGATCTTACTGATGAATTGGTGTTTAAACACGCGAATGAACACGGAGATGAGATAAAGGATGCTTTTGATAAGTCAAAACATCTTGCGATGAGGAGAATGGGGAATGTTGGGGCCGGGTTTTCTCAGATCATAAACATGAGACACGCTCCGCACGGTGGGTTTTATGTTGATGAGAAGCGTAACTGGGATTTCAACTGGGAAGAACGGGGAAGCAATCCCAGAAGCGATATTCAGTTCCGGTGGCGAATGGTCAGGGCATCCGGTCCTCGGTTTCAGCTTCCAAGATGGTATACGAGAAACGCAATCCATTTGAATCACGATCGCGATCCGGAGGTTGGAACAAACATTAAAACACAGAGATGATGACTGAAGTTAAAAAGATCAAAGACCTGATCCCGTTCTTTGCTGAAAACAAAAAACGTCTGTTGGATTTTGACTGGTTGGCTAAAGCCATCCAGCCTCATTGCAAATATAAGTTCCTTGGGTGGCGCGGAAGCCGTCTTAGGATAATCCAGCACCCAACAGAGTTTGCCAGGTTCTTAATTTTCATGGCACGCAACAACGTGCGTTCGTATCTTGAAATCGGAACGAGCACCGGTGGATCGTTCATGACCGTCGATGCATATCTGAGAGCTGCCGTTGATGGATATGAGCGGTCTGTTGGTTATGACAGGACATCAAAGCTTCGTGATTTCGACGAATACAAGAAAGCTGCAGGGACGATTGAATTCCGACACGAGAACTCGTCCAGAATACGTCTGAGGTCTGAAAGGTTTGATATGTCGTTCATTGACGCACGGCACATCAAGGCTTGGGTTTTGAAAGATTTCCAAAAGGTAAAGGACAACTCACGGTTCGTTGGGTTTCACGACATCGCACTTCGCCCACCATGCAGTGTCAAAGAGGCATGGGGAGAAATAAAAACTGGAAAGCGTTCGTTTGAGTTCATTGAAACCGGGATCGCAGAAGATTGCAGATGTGGGATTGGCGTTATTGATATGGAAGGAAGTTAATGGCTTCTTATTCATCTGCTGGATTTTCGAGCCAAGGCTTCTCTACAACGAGCGTTTCCAGCGAGGGACGCACGCTAACGAGTCAATCGTCTGAAGGTTTTTCTGATTCAAGTAGGTCGAGCCAAGGGTTTTCTGCATCAAGCCAAGGGTTCTCGTATTCCAGCCAGGGATTGACGAGCCTGGAATTCTCTACAACGAGCGTTTCCAGCGAGGGACGGACGTTGACAAGTCAGTCTTCTGAAGGTTTTTCTGCATCAAGTCAATCGTCTTTAGGATTTTCTGAATCAAGCCAAGGGTTTTCCGCTTCAAGCCAAGGATTTTCTGCATCGAGTCAGGGGTTTTCTGAAACGAGTGTTTCTTCTTTAGGGCAATCGACCACCAGTCAGAGTTCTCTTTCAAGTCTTGGATTTTCTGAATCGAGCACATCTCAGAGTCAATCCTCTGTTGGGTTTTCTGATAGTTCCAAATCATCTCTCGACTTAACATCGAACAGCTCTGCCAGTTCTCGGAGTTCGACCTCGTCATCGACAGCTGTTTCATACACATCAAGCAGCTCGAGCAGTAGCTCGTCTTCGTCTACTGCCGTTTCATTCACATCAAGTTCAAGTTCGTCATCAAGCATAAGCTCTGTTGGTTTCAGCTCTAGTTCATCGTCGAGCTCAAGTTCCCTGGGGACAAGTTCGAGTTCATCGTCGAGTTCAAGTTCGTCGTCTCTCTCTTCTGTCGGGTTTTCTGAAAGCTCTGCATCCTCGCAGTCTTCACAGGGGTTGTCTGAATCGAGCACATCAGTAAGCTCATCGTCAGTTGGATTTTCAGACAGTTCAAAATCATCCTTAGAATTCAGTTCAAGTAGTTCGAGCAGTCTTAGCAGTTCATCTTCCTCATCGACAGCCGTCTCTTTAACGTCAAGCAGTTCGAGCAGCAGCTCGTCGTCATCAACCGCCGTCTCGTTGACATCCAGCAGTTCGAGCAGCAGCTCTTCATCATCGACCGCAGTATCGCTGACATCGAGCAGCAGTTCCTCGACCGCAGTATCGCTGACATCCAGCAGTTCGAGTAGTAGCTCTTCATCGCCGTCATCGAGTTCGAGCA